GCGAGCCACAACAACATCATCATCATTCATCATGCATCAATCCTTTCAAACAAAAAGACGGATACACAGACAATTGAACACGCCCCCAGCCCTGAGTTCTGCCTGCACCCCGCCGAACACTTCGCCCAGCACATTCGCGGATAGGTTATGCGCATCCGGATAGGTTATGCGCATCCGGATAGCTTATTAACCTATCCACATCGTCATAACCTATCCGCATCGTCATAACCTATCCACATCATGACAACCTATCCGCATGTGCAAGTCAGCCCACCAAGCACACCCGTCACAACGGCGACTCGCTGCCTCGCCAACACGATGCGCCTCTCATGCGGTCGGACAGCATCGATTGACGTAGTCCGATAGCAGGCACCATCGTTGTTTGCACGATGCCCGTTGCACGCATATGTCTCTATCGCGCGACCTCAGGTCTCTACCGGAGATGACTGTGCACAGTGGGACGATGGGGATGCCTCCACGGCACCGCCCCGGGACACCTGTATTCCTGCCGGGGAGCTGTTCCGGTGAGAGGAGGTGACTGGGCAATGGCGAAAGACCATCGTCCGCCTCGGCGGCGGCGAGGCCTTGACAGGAAGCAGAAAGCCCAGATCGCTGTAGCAGTGATTACGACACTGCCGCAGCTGATCTGGGCGATTGCATTCCTGCTGAGCACCCTGATGGGTAGCTAAGACTATCCCGGAAGCCGGGGAGTCGAACAGCGGCAACTGTTCGGCTCCCCCCATTATGCCACGCTGACGGGCTACTTGCGGACCTGTAGCTCCTATTCATGGCACAAAGACCGCGGTTCATAATGTCGCACGCCTTGCCATGGACATACGTTTCACCGAACGTCATCAATTCTCTTACGCCGAACTGTATTCCCCTAGACAGAAAGTGTACACATATGGACATTTGCCTTTTATTATCAACACATGAGACACTTGACAGTGGAGGCAAGATGACTTCTTAGATTTCAACGGTTCACGCTTGCCCACACTCTCACTAAATCACAGACCCAACACCTGGAGAACTCCAATGACGCAATATCCAATCTCCAAAGAGCTCGAGGACCGTATCAGTTCACTGCTTGCAGAGCATTCAGGAGACGATTGCTTGAGCCTTGCCCAGATGACAGCAGTGTTCTCTCAGGCGATCTACGAACTAGAACAAGAAATGCAGAGCCTGTCTGACAAGGTAAATACTCTGTCTGAGGCAACGCCATCAGAATCAGACACCGACGACATGCAGCCGACCAACTTCGTAAACGCACACAATTTCCCGGAACTCTGGGTGCAAGGCACTGATAAATCCCAGTCAGCTTTAGAACTAGTAGCTGAAGCATGTGGGGTGAGCCCTGGCCGCAGCCAACAGATCCGACTCGTAATCACACCCTCACTGCATGTTTTTATCAGCGATACATTTATTGGCAATTTAGCCAAATACTCCATCACCATGCAAAAGTACCTGGAACATGGTTCTATCGAAACGATTGGAAAACTATTCTATTGGAAGGCGAAGAGGCGCTGGCACGTCGTGCTTGGTGGTGAGTAAGCTACTCACGCACATTCGAGCCCAGACACATTCGTCGGCGCCTCCGACAGGACTCGAACCTGCAACCTCGGGATTGCGTCACACTGTCCGATATGTGGACACAAGCGGCGTAGTGTCGGACCAGGTGAGCGCGGGCAAGGGTGCCCACGCCGCGCGGATTTGAGCGAGTGGGACGAGGATAGCGGCCATGGTTATGCAAAAAGCACGAGTCCCTGGAGGATGGGACACGCCAATCACAGATTGGCGGTTGCACATGCTCGGGACGGGCCGGTCAGTGGCGACGGTGAGGCTTCGGGTGGATTGGGTGCGACGGTTTGCCCGCGCCGTCGAGGTCGCCCCCTGGGAGGTGACGACGGCGGACGTAATCGAGTGGTCGGCCGCCCACATGTGGGCGAGGGATACGCGCCGGTCGGCCCTCCAGTCGGTCGCCGGGTTCTACTCGTGGGCGGCGGCGGCCCACCCGGTTCTCGTGGACGTGGCGGCTTTGCCGTCGGTGAGGGCGTCGGCCCCGGCCCCGCGCCCGGCGGATGACGAGGCCGTGAGGCGCGCTCTCCAGGCGAGTGATTGGCGCGTGCACTTGGCGGTGAGGTTGGCCTCGGAGATGGGGTTACGCCGGGGCGAAGTCGCCCGCGTGCGCGCGAGCGATATTGTGCGGGACGTGCGCGGCGCGTCCTTGATCGTGCACGGGAAGGGCGGGAAGGCGCGGACGGTGCCCATGCCGCCGGGCCTGGTCGCCGCCGTCGAGGCGCACGGGCCGGGCTGGACGTTCCCAGGCGACGACGCTGGGCACGTGTCGCCGGAATGGATCGGCCGACTGGTCACCCGTGCGCTACCGCCCGGCGTGACGATGCACGCGCTTAGGCATCGCTTTGCCACACGGGCATATGAGCGAACGGGGGACCTTGTATCCGTTCAACGCATCCTCGGTCATGAATCACCGCACACGACGCTACGGTATCTAGCGATTGCGGACGAGGCGCTTAGGGCCGTTGTCGAGGCGGCGGCTTAGGGGCGTCCCTCCAGGGACCGGATGCGCGCGTCATAGTCGGCGTGCTCACGGTCCCTGGTTGATCGGAGGTCCCCTATTTCGTGGCCTAAGCCTTTGACTTCGCGGGACAGGCTTTCTACCGAGTGGCGCGATATGAGCACGTCGGACGCGGTTTTCATCTGCTCGGTCTCGATGCGGCGCACGGTCTCGCCATTGGCGGTGAGTGCGCTCTCGATGCGCTCGATGGCGCTGGAGTGCGAGGCGAGGGCATCCTCTAGGCGACTCACGGCGGCGGCGGCTTCGGCCGTCTTTGCGTCGGTTCTGTTCACGGCGTCGGCGAGGCTGGAGCCGTGGTTCGGGCTGACCTGTGCGTGGATTCGGCGCGCCTGTATCAGCGTCGCGGCGCTGGTTACGATGGCGGCGACGCCACCGAGGCCACCTAGCGCGGTGATGACCTCGGCGGCGGGCGTCATTCGTCGCCCTTCGGGACGTGCGCTAGTGCGGTACCCGTGCCAAGGACAGAGGCGACGAGGGCGACCCACATGGGCGCAGTCGATGACTCGATGACGCCGTACACGACGAGGATCGGGACGAGGGCCGTTGCGATCCCGTAGAGCCAACGGCGCACGTCTGGCGTGAGCCAGGCGACGGGCTGCGGCGTGAGTGCGTGCTTCGGGTCGCTCACTTGTCCCCACCGTCCTTGCCGATGGCAGAGAGGACCTTAGCGGTGGCCTCGTCAATGTCCACGCGGGTTTCAGCGGCCCCGGTTGCGGCCACGCGGTTGTGGCGCTCCCATGCCTCTCGAATGAGCATTTCGGCATGATGGGCCGGGACCTCGGTCATGGGCAACACATCGTTGTAGACCTGAGCGCCAACGCGGTCGAGTGCGTATGCGCCCGCGGACTCGGTGACGAGGGCGTAGCCCTTGATGCCGTACACGGAGTTATAGGAGATGGTGAACATGCGGGGGGTTCCTTTCGGGGTGGTTGCGGTGGTTGTGGTGGTGGTTTCGGCCCCGGCGGGCGGGGTGAAAGCGGGCGGGCGTAGGACGTGAGTCCAGGACCCGGCCAGCGTGTAAGGGTGCGACGAAAATGCGACTACGCGGGTTTCTCCACCGGTGTCGTCGCCCTCGCCGTCGCCTTCGGCGCTGCCCATGATGTCGCCGCGCCCGTCTATCCAGGCTTCGGCGACGCGGTTGTCGCCAATGTAGGCGGCGACGTGTCCGACGCCGCCGGATGCGGCTTCGGATAGGAGCACGTCGCCGGTGTAGAGGTTGGCGGCCAGGCCAGCGGTAGCGGCGTAGGGGATGACCGTCCATCCGGCGGCCTCGAAGGCGTCGCGCATATCGCCGGTATAGGTTGCGCGGCCTGTGGGGTATCCGGCTTGCTTGGCGGCCTCGATGATGAGGCTGGAACAATCGGCCTCGAAGGTGAAGTAACCGCCGGGCACGCCGCGCGTGCGTTGCACGTCGAGGCGATTGGGCTGGGAGTATCCCCCGTCGGCTTCTGCGCACATCCAGTACAGACGGCGCGCGAACTCTTGTACGCTCATTAGGTTGGTCCTTTCTTAGATTGCGATTGCCAGCCACATGATTTGAGCGAAGGCGGACGCGCCGCTTGTGTTGTTGTGGGCCATCCAAGTGAAGCCGTCGGCGGTAATGTCCCACGCGGCCAGGTTGAGGCGCTGGTTCTGCGACTGCATAAACACCATGGGCGGCTTGCTGAATCGCTTGGAAAACTTCACCGAGTAGGAATTGGTCGTTGCGCCGGGCTGTAGGGAGCCGACGGCGACCTGTCCAATCTGGAAGGCGGCGCTCAGTCGGTCGGTGGCCTCTTTCAGCTCGGAGAAATTGGCGTTCACGTCCTCAGCGCGTGCGATTTCGCCGGGCACAAACGTTTTCATGATCGTTGTCCTTACTGCTTGTTATTGGTCAGGGTGAGGGTGGTTTTCCACGTCGTCGGCGTGATGACGTGGGCAACTTGCGTGATGAGGGCGGGGGCATCTTCACCGCGCCATTCGACGGCGACGGCGCTCAGAGGGTCGAGGGTGGCGGCGGCGGCCATGTGACCGGCCCGGTCGGTGGGACCGGCGTCGTGGGCGGTGACGAGTGCGACCGACGACGGCACGGGGTCCGTCCGGGTCGTGGCGAGGTACCGGCGAGCGACGGTTTCCACGTCGCGGGCCGGGAGCGTCGTGTCAATCTGAATGGCGGCCCCTCCCCATGCGTGGGCGGCGGTGGGGTCGGTAACGGTCGTGTCGGCGTCGTCTGCTTCCCAGTCGCCCTGCTCGGTGTCGAACTTTGCGCCGTGGTTGGCGAGGGTCACGTGCGCGATCGTGTCGGCGGCGGACCATGCGACGTTTATGTCGGTGTAGGACCAAATACGCGCTGTGAGGCGGCTCTTATCGGCGTCGGTGAGGGTGAGCACGGGCGTGCGGGGGCGGCGCACTCGGATGGATACGGTGCCGTCGCGGTCCACTGTCCACGATCCGAGGACCGAGGCCATGAGCGCGTCGAGGTGGCGGGCAAGGCTCGTTTCCCACACGATGGGGGCCATGGTCTGTGTTGCCTGGTCGTGCACCTGGTAGGTGAGGTCCGGCGCGGACTTGATGAGGCGGTCGAGGCGCGCCGCCCACGACTCGGAGCCGTCGCCGCCGTCGGCTTTCGCCCCGTACCGGGTAATGGCGGCGAGGCGTGCGACGTTATCGGACGCGGTGAGGCTGACCTCGTAGTCGATGCGACTACCGGGCTTGTGCGGGGTGATCGTTAGGTCGGTGATGACGCCGGTAAAAACGAGCGTTCGGGTCGGCCAGTGAATGAGTCGCACGGGCGTGCCGTGGTGTAAGCCGGTGGCGCGCGGGCTCAGTGCGTTGATGGCGCGCGCGGTCAGGGTGCCGACGGCGGCGGCCATCGCGGGCCCGGTGGTCGTGACGCCGCGCGTGACGGCTAGTTCCGTGCACGGTCCGGTGATGTCCTGCCACTGTGAGACGTTTGTTTCGCCCACGTTCCATGCGCGGGTATCCCAGGGGGTCGAGTCCCATACCATTGCCCACGGCTTTGCGATGCCGCGCGTCCATGAGGCGCGGTTCCAACGGTCGTTATTCCATCTGAGTCCGAAGAATCCGGGTAGAGGATAGTACGCCTGGAGACTGAGCACGTCGCACGGGCGCGGGTTATCCGGTAGCGGTGTCTCGTCGGTGATGGTGAGTTCTTCCACGACGCCGTTGGTGATTCCGGTGACCTCGATAATGAGGCTGGTCCCGAGCGACGTGGTGCGCACGTGGTGCGTGTAGTAGGTCGTGCGCGGGAACCGCTTGGCGTCGTCTCCAAGCCGGATGACGACATATTGCCCTACTTGTGTCGCTCGGATGCGGATACGGGCGGTAATGAGGTGCGCGGGGCGTAGGTTGTCCACGGTGATGCGCAGGAAGGACGCGCCGGGCGCGAGGGTAAAACGGGTCTGCCCGGCGGGTAGGGCCTCGGTGCGCACGCCTTCCCAGGTGGACGGCGGCGGCGGCGGTAGGGTCACCATGAGCGGGGTCCTCCCTTCGGGGTTAGCGGCCCGCGCCGTTGAGGCGCGTGTATTGGTCGATTGACTGTGCGATGACGCGCCCGGCGTCGATGGACGGGTGGAGCATCGTTGCGGTGACGTTGATGGTGACGCCGCCGCCCCGGCGCAGACCGGCGATACCGTTCACGTCTGGGAGGGCGAGAGCGCCGGGGTCGGTGTCGGCCACCATGCCGGTGAGCGATCCGAGGGAGCGGCGCACGGCCCCGTAGCGGGATTCGAGGCCCCTAATGAATCCGTCGATGACGAGGCGACCGGCGGGCGTGAGGAGCACCGCGTCATAGTCGGCCGGGCCTTTCCATGACGTGAGGCTGGAGGTGAGCGATCCGAGGGTGTCGCGGACCGAGCCAATCATGGAGCTGATGCCATTGATAAAGCCCTGGATTAGGGACTTACCGGCGTTCCAGAGGGTTGAGCCGATGTTGCTGAGGGCGCTCATTGCGCGGGATGGGAGGGAGGACACGTAGGACACGGCCGTCGATACGCCGGAGGAGATGGCGGACGTGATTCCATTCCATGCGCCGGAGACTGTCGAGGAGATGGACGCCCAGACGCCGGAGAATATGCCGGAGATGACGCCCATGGCGTATGTGATGTAGCCTTGCACGACGTTCAGAGCGCCGTTAACGATGCCCTTGATGCCTTCCCAGACGCTCGAAAAGATGGTTTTGATGCCTTCCCACACGCCTTGCCAGTCGCCCGAGAGGGCGGATGTCCAGACCTGGATAATGCCGGAGATGACGCCCACGACCGTCGAGACGACGCTCGAAAGTATCTCCCACACGCCGGTGAAAACGCCCTTGATGCCTTCCCAGATTGTGGACCAGTTCGCGGCGACGCCGGTAAAGATGTTGACGATGAGGTCGGCGATGGGTTGCCCGTAGGTTGCCCACGCCTCTTTCAGCTTCGGCCAGACCTTGTTCCATGCGTCCACGATGGCGGCCCATGCGGCTTGCAGGGCCGGGACGACGTTCGTGGTGAACCATTCGACGACGACGGCGGCGGCCGCCTTGATCTGTTCCCACGCCGCGTTGACCGCGTTACGGAACGTCTCGTTGTTCTCGTAGAGGGCAACGAAGATGGCGACGAGTGCCGCGATGGCGGCGACGACGAGGAAGATGGGATTCGCCGCCATCGTGGCGTTTAGGGCCGCCCATGCGACTTTTGCGGCTTCAATGATGGCTTTGATCTTGGCGAAGGCTTTAAAGCCGGCCACGAACGTGCCGATGACGGCGGCGGCGGCCCCGATGGCGTGCCCAAAGCGCTCGAAGAAAGACACGACGCGGCTTATTGCGGGTGGCACGGTCGTGGTGAGCCAGTCAATCAGGCGCTTGAGGCGGGGCATGACCTCGGTCTGGAACACAGAGGCGGCGGCCTTGATCTTCGGGACGACGTTCGCGGTGAACTGTGCGGCGAAGTTCTTGAGGGCAGGGAGGGCAACGTCCCGCGCCCACGTCGTGAGGCTTTCCATGGCGGGCACGAGGTGTTCGATGGCGGCGGACGCGAGCGCGGTCACGGCGGGCAACACGAGGCTACCCGCCTTGGCGGCGAAGTCCCCTAGATGGGCCTTGAGCACCTGAATCTGGTGCGCGAGCGTGTCACCCTCACGTGCAAACGCGCCGTGCGCGTCGGCGGTCTGTTCCATGATGAGCGCGAGCGTCGCGGCCTGTTGCGCTTCGTTATCGAACGATCCGCCTACCTTGGTGAATCCCAGTTCGGCGGCCTTGGCGTCAATTGAGGCTTGCTTGAGGGACACGCCGTAGCGCTCGATGGGGTCACGTTCGCCCTTGAGGGCAGATGAGAGCGCGCCAACGGCGTCGGCCGTGGTGCCACCAAATTGCGCGGCGAGGTCGGCGGCCACGCCAATGAGGTCGTTGGTCTTTCCGGCGAGCTGGTCAATCGAGGTACCGCCGTTTTTGAGCTGAGCACCAAGCAACGTGCCTAATTCTTGATACTCGTTCTTGGTCAGACCGACCGACGTTGCGGCCGTGTCCGCAAACGCTTTCATCTGGTCGGCCCCGCTCTTGAACACGGCTTCGATAGCGCCCGTGGACTGTTCCAAGTCGGCGGCGGCGCTCACGGCCTTTGCCCCGGCGACGCCAATGGCGGCGGCCCCGGCGGCGGCGACCGTGGCGAGCGTCGTCACGGCCGTTTTACCGGCTTCGGCCAGTCCAGATAGGCCGGTTTCTTTCGCTAGGCCCTTGAAGGCGCGCGAAAACTTCTTCGTGTCGGCGACTACCGAGACTTTGACGACGTGACCGGCCACTGCCTAGCCTTTCTGTGCTTGCGCTCGTTCGTTGAGGAGGTCGAGGATGGCGTGAGCGTCCTCTAGGGTGAGGCGTTCGCGCGCCTCCCACGGTGGTATACCGGCGTCCACGGCGAGGATTGCCAGGACGGGACCGAGGGAGGACGCGCCGGTCATTCCCCCGCCGGGGCGTCGGTGGTGGCGTCGCCCACGAGGCGGGTGGCCTCGTCCATGGTGAGGTCGGTGGCGGCCGTGTATGCGTCGTCGCGGGTCTGGTAGCCGCCGCGTCGGTAGAGCATGATGGCGCACATGGCGATCATGGGGGCGGCGAGAGCGCCGCCCGCTTCGGGGTCGAACGAGGTGATGGGCTGCCCTGTCTTGCGCTCGTAGTAGTCGAGGTCACCGAGGGTCATGGCGTTCATGTTCATGGCGGTTTGTCCTTACCAGTCGTTTTTATCTAGTAGTTCTTTGATGCCTTCACCGATTCCGGCGAAGGTGCGCGGGCGCATCGCTTCTTCGGCCTGGGAGAGCCAGCGGGGGCCGGATGAGCCATCTCGTCCCCAGTGGCGCACGCCCGCGTATGGAAGTCGCTTAGCGGAGCCGACGCGGACCATGACCTTGCGCTTGGAACGTGACGGCTTGATTCCAGATGCGAGGTTGCCGGTATCGCCGCGTGGGGCGAGGGTCTTGGCGAGGGCGGCGATGGGGGTTGCGAGCCGATAGGTCAGCTCTTTCAGGTCCTCGGCGGCCACGCCCACGCGCTCGGCGTCGCGTAGTAGGCGCTTGATGCCCTGGATTTCTACGCTGCCACCGTCGAGGTGGACGTGACCGTCGAGGATGCCAGCCATGGGTTAGGCATCTTCCATGTTGCCGGTGCCCAGCGTCGAGGTCGTGGTGAGCTTTTCCGGCTCGCCTTCGCACGTCCACTCAAATTCGAACGTGCTGCCCTTTTCGTCGCCAGCCTCGGAGCCAATGGACGGCTTGGTACCAATCTTGGCGCGAACCTTGAAATGCGGCTGTTTGGCGGTGGCGGTCTTGTTGCCGAAGGGGGCGACGAGCACGTCCACGGTCTTTCCGGCCTGGTTCCACACCATTTCCCAGAAAGAACCGGGGTCAAACGATGTGATGGCCTTTCCCTTGAGCTTCCAGGACGCGGACGAGCCACCGAGGGCGTCGGCGAAGGTCACCACGTCTTTGTCGCTCGTTTCGGGCGAGAGGTCATAGGATGACAGGTCAGACCAGTAATCTTTTCCGGCGATGGAAAAGCCAAGGCGGTTGCCAAGGATGCGGGTGTTGCGGGTGACGGTCATTGGGGGGTCCTTCCAAGGGAGTAGGTGAGGGTGGTGGTGATTGGTGCGGCGAGGTAGGCTTGTCCGTCGGCGCTCTTGATGCTCGTGTACGCCTCGATGGCGGCGACGGTTCCGGCCTTGATGAGTGCGACGGCGATGGTGTCCACGGCCTCGTCTAGTCGCTCGATGGCGAGCGCGTTGGTCGTGGGTGCCACGGCCACCGTGAGACTCATACGGACCGTGACGGCGTTATAGGTCGTGTCGTCGGTGGTGAGGAGCGGCGACGCCTCGGTAATGACGATGCACGGCGGCGCGAGCCTTTCGGGCACGTTGGTAACCACCGGGAGGTCGGTTGCCTCTCGGAGGATGGCGGCGAGGTCGGCGCGAGCCGACGCGATGGGTCCAGATTCGCGGGTCATGAGATGGCGAGAGGGAGATAGGGGGCGAGGAGGGGGCGAGCGGCGACGAGGGCGTCACGAGCGACGCGGATGGCAGATGCGCCGTCCAGGCCGTCGGCGAAACTCTTGATGCCGTTGGGGGCGCTTCGGCGGTGGTAAAGCTCGGCGGCGACCTCCATAACGGCCCGGTCGTGCACCTCTTGCGGGATCGTGGCGCTGCCGACCTGGCTACCCACGAGTGACGTGGCTTCGGCAACGCACGAACGGAGGTAGTCGTCTACGGGCACGTCGCCCACGTAGGCGGACAGGTGGGTAATCAGGTCGGCCACGATCAGGCCCCGATCTTGAGGGGGACGAGTCCGGTGGGGATTTCGGCGGCCACGGCACCGTAACGGTAGACAGAGAACTGCTTAGACAGGTTGATGATGTTCTCGTCCTGGAGCTGGACGAGGGGCGTCTCGTAGGTGCGCATGGCTTCCCGGTTGTAGAACGCGCCCACAATGCCGGTACCAAGCTGTCCAGGCGTGGCGCGCAGGTTGCAGGTGACGGGCACGTCGAGGATGACGCCGGTCAGGCCCTTTGCGTTGACGGTGCCGATGGTGTTGGCGGGGTTTTCGGCGGCGCGCATCAGCGGGCGGCCGTCGGTGCCGGTCAGACCGGAAAGCGCCTTGAAGGTGGCCTTGTCAACGATGAGGCCGTCCAGGGTCAGGCCCTCGTCGGTGTACTTGGCTGCGGCGTCGATGATGAGGCTGGAGATGTCGGACCAGGTGAGTGCGTTGGCTGCCTTGGTGATGGCGAGCTTGTTGGCGTCCTGGGTCTTAACGGCGTCGGCGAACTTGGCGGCGAAGTAGGCGGCGCTTGTCTGGCCAGCGGCGATAGCCATCCCTCGGAGGTGCGTGTCGAGGAGGTTGATTCGGGTACGCTCGATGGCCTGGCGAGTTAGCTCAGTGTAGCCGCCGAACGTCTTGATGGGCGTGCTGCGCTTCTTGGTGGTGACCTTACCCATCTGGAGGTCGGTCCCCTCGTCGGGGAGTTCGTCCACGCGCAGGGTGTTGGTGGCGAGCTCGGTGAAGTCCAGTTCCATGCCGTCGGCGGGCAGGGAGCCGGTGGCGAACAGGGAAGCGAGGACGTTGGGCTTGTCCACGAGGCGCGTGAGGTCCTTGATCCATTCGGGCACAACCATGGTGGCGTCGGCGCTGGACTTGGTGCCATTGAAGGCGCGGGTCTGGAGGTCGGCGATTTCGGCGCGGTATGCCTCGTCGGTGACCAGGGCCTTGATGGCTTCACCGGGGGTGCGCGTGTCGGCGGCGCGCGTGGCGGGGGTCTTGTCGGCCAGCGCGGCGCGCTGCTCGATGGCGGTGAGGTCGGCGCGCAGGTCGGCGAGGTCGGCGGCGAGCGCGTACTCGGTGGCGTTGTCGGTCATGG